CAACATATGTTGAAGATACTACCAAAGGAAGATGATGATTTTGCAAAGATTGCTAACGAATCAGAGCAAAAAGTAATTCAGTTGTTTGAGGATGTGGCAACTCAGGAAAAAGAATGGGCTAAGTATCTATTCCAAGGCGGATCAATGATAGGGTTGAACGAAATGTTATTATGCGAATATGTTGACTGGTTAACAAACAAAAGAATGTATTCTATTGGGTTGTCCAGTAATCGAGGAGGAAGTGATCCTTTACCGTGGACGCAGAAATGGATTAGTGGCGGCGATGTACAAGTTGCCCCGCAAGAAACAGAGATCACATCATATGTGATTGGGGGAATAAAGAAAGACTTAGATGAGTCTACATTCAAAGGATTTTCACTATAATGAGAAAAAAAAGAATTAATTGCTTATCTTGCGAAACTAAGACTGATATCATCATTTGGGAAGCAAATATCGATGAAGAAGATCTAGAAATAAATTACTGCCCAATATGCAGTACTTTAATCGAAGACTTTGACATGGGATATGATGAAGACGAATGAGTTATCCTAATCCGTGGTATTACGAGAATAAAATATTTGAATCAGAAATGATTCGCGACTACTATGGATTTGTCTATCTATTAGAGAATAAAGACTCCAATAGATTTTACGTTGGCAAAAAGTTTTTCTGGTCATCAAAAATTCTTCCGATCACCAAAACTAGAAAACGTAGACAAAAAACCAAAGTTGAATCTGATTGGAAAAAATACTATGGTTCCAACGTGCAATTAAAAAGTGAAATAGAAGAAAAGGGTATTGACATTATATCCCGAAATATATTATGGTTATGTAATACTAAAACGCAATGTGCTTATTACGAAGTTGTTGAGCAGATTAACAGGGGAGTTTTGCTGACTGATAAGTATTATAATGACTTCATTGGCGGCAAAATAACAGGTAGATTTTTGACTGAGGTAAAACGAGATGATGACAGTTTATTCTAAGGTTGGTTGCGCATATTGCAAATTAGCTGTAAATCTTTTAGATAAACATATGCTAGAATATAAAGAGATTAAAGTTGGTACGGATATTACTCGAGAAGAATTTATTAGTTCGTATCCTGATGTAAAAAGTGTTCCATTTATTTTAGAAGGAGACAAGGTGATCGGCGGATATGATCAATTGGTCGAATCGCTACACGAATAGAAAATGATTGATAAAATTACAAGGATTAAAAAAACGGGTGAGGTTGTAAAACCACTTGGCAAAGCAGATAGCAACCATACATACTGCCTTTTTAGACATAAATCCCCAACCAAAAAGGGTAAAAAAGGCGATGTTCGCGCAGTTCGTAATGATAACTTGATTATTGAAGGAGAAAATTGATGGCAGAAATTCGTGATGGATTGTACGTTCCTAACGATACAAATAAAAACTCATTCGGTGGGACTGAACGATTAACACAAGAACTTGCGAAACGAGCAAACCCAGATCTTCTTAAAGAGTGTCAAATCATTTCTTCTCGTATTCGTAGCGACCTTCAAGAAGATAAGATTCGTATTTTCTGGGCGCATGACTTGCCAAATGATCCTGAGTCAAATTTCCTAAAAGATAAGAATATGCAGGATAAGTTTCATCTGTTTGTATTTGTATCTAACTGGCAGATGCAAGCATATGTGAACACATATCAGTTGCCTTGGTCTAAGTGTGTTGTATTACTGAATGCAATTGATCCGTTTGAGGAACACAAAAAACCCGACCCTGATGAACAAATTAATATTATCTATCACACTACTCCTCATCGAGGACTGCAGATACTAATTCCAGTCATCTCCAAGTTAGCAGAGAAACATCCAAATATTCATCTTGACGTTTATTCTTCGTTTGAGATTTATGGTTGGAAAGATCGCGATAATGAATACCTGCAGTTGTTTGATATGATAAACTCTCACGCAAACATGACTAATCACGGTTCCGTTCCAAATTTAGAAGTGCGCGAAGCATTGAAGAAAGCACACATTTTAGCATATCCTTCTATCTGGCCTGAAACTTCTTGTATGACTTTAATGGAAGCGATGGCAGCAGGATTAGTTTGCGTTCATTCAAATTACGCAGCATTGTATGAAACCGCAGCGAACTGGACACAGATGTATCAGATGCATGAAGATATGTCGCGTCATGCTGGGACGTTGTTTAATATGTTAGACACAACCATTACAAATTTTAAGACCGCTGAGATTCAATCAAGAATCATACCGATGTCATCATATGCAAATGTATTTTATACTTGGGGCGGTAGAATAAATCAATGGAATGCATTGATGGATTCATTGACTAAAGGTTTTAAAGATAGATCTTTTCCAACTGAAACTTTTAATTATAAAGTTGGATAAATAGATGTATGAGCGCAAATGTCGTAAGTAATGTGATTAGGTTCCCAGTCGAAAAAACAAAGAAAGATGTGTTATTCGACTCGGGGACAATCAACCTAGATCATCTTGAGGATTATATTGATGATTTAACTACCGACATTATTTGTACGTTTGTTGAAACGGGATATGACGTCACTGGAGACGATTATATTCAAGACGTATCGCTTATGTTTGAGTCTATTAGATCCCTCACATATAAAGCAAATCAAACATATCACCCAGTTCAAGAAATAGCAGATACGGTCTTTCTAGACCTTGTGTATGATTTTTTAGACGATAAGCAATTATCTCTTGACTTTGGAGAAGAATTTAAGTAGAATTATATTTGAACTTAAATTTTTGTAGGAAAAAATTGTGATTATTGTTGATATGAACCAAGTTATGATCGCCTCTTTGATGGCGTCATTAAGAGGTCAACTCGTTGTCGAGGAAAGTTTGATTCGGCACATGGTAATAAACACTCTTCGAGTCAATCGACTCAAATTCAAAGATCACTTCGGCGAGATGGTAATTGCTTGTGATGACAAGAATTACTGGCGCAAACAAATCTTCCCTTATTATAAAGCATCTCGTAAGAAAATGCGCGACCAGTCTCCGCTCGACTGGAATGCGGTCTTTCAAATTCTTAACAAAATTCGAGACGAGATACGCGAAGTATTTCCTTATCCCGTTATTCAGGTCGAGTCCGCAGAAGCAGATGATATCATTGCAAGTTTGTGTTACAAATATGGTAGAGAACTTGGTGGTGACCCTATCTTAATTCTTTCCGGCGATAAAGACTTTATGCAACTACAGCGATTTTCAAATGTAAAACAATACGATCCTGTTCGCAAAAGATTCTTAGAGTGCACCGACCCTGATAAATTTTTGGTTGAGCATATTCTTCGCGGAGACGCTGGTGACGGTGTTCCGAACTTTCTTTCACCCGATGATACTTTTGTAAGTGAATCTCGTCAAAAACAGTTACGGAACAAACTTGTCGAACAAATAATGGAGTCCGATAAACCAACCGATTGGAACGGAATGAACGAAGAACTGCTCCGTAATTATAATAGAAATACTCTTTTGATTGATCTTAGCAGAGTTCCTGCTGAAATTGGAGAACAGGTATTTGAACAATATGATTCGCAGTCTGATAAAGACCGTTCTAAATTGTTTAATTATTTTATTAAAAATAAACTTAAAAATATGATGGAAAACATAAACGAGTTCTGATATGAAACTACCATTGATCGACACAATCTTCAAAGATTTAGAAAAAATTTCGAGTCGCAAAGAAAAAGTAAATTTCTTAAAAAGTCATAGACCAAATAAATTGATGCTACAGTTGTTGAAATATGCTTTCGACCCAGCAATTAAGTTTGACCTGCCCGAAGGCGCACCGCCATTTAAAGAAAATGATATATTAGCAGAAGACGACTCAGGTCTCTATGGCGAGCAGAGAAGATTATATTTGTTTATAGAAGGAGGCAATCCTAATCTTAAACCAATAAAACGAGAGATGCTTTTCATTGAAGTGTTGGAAAGCATTAACCCGAAAGAGGCGAAGGTTCTTCTTGCTGTAAAAGATAAGAAACTTCCCTACAAGGGATTGACTAAAAAACTTGTTGAGGAGGCATTTCCTGGACTATTATGAGTAAGACAAAAGGCGACCGTTTCTACAATGAAGAGAGGCGGATTAACAGAAAGAAAAATAAAAGATCTGATCATGTGACACAGCTAAAAGAGAAACGTGTACACAATGCGCTGAGATCTAATAATTTGGATGATTTGATTTCGTTCAACGACTTCAAACAATAAATATATCTATGCCTACATATAACTTCCGTAATATCGACACGGGGGAAATCTCCGAGGTCGTTCTTAAAATTTCTGAACTTGATTCATTCAAATCAGAAAATTCAAATCTTGAAATGGTGCATCTATCAGCGCCAAAACTTGCTCGCGACTCGGGAAATAAAAAACCTGACGATGGGTTTCGTGATGTTCTTCGTTCAATCAAAAAAGCATCAGGGAGGAATAATACCATTAACACCTTTTGATATGGTTGCGTGATTCCATTAATCAACATAGGGTAAAATATATGGCACTTTCAAAGAGACAAAAACGCACACTTCGTAAGAATGGTATTCTAGACGATCGCGTGACTGTTCCGCAGAGAGGCATGAAATTACGTGAAATAAAACCAAAAACAGAAAACCAGCAAAAGACATTCGAGGAGTATGATCTAGACAAGCATCTTTTGTTACATGGTTCGCCAGGAACTGGCAAAACTTTTCTCTCATTATATCTTGCTTTGTATGACATTTTCGAGTACAATGATAATACGAAAGATAAAATCGTAGTCATTAGATCTGCTCAACCATCTAAAGACATAGGATTTCTACCAGGATCCGAGAACCAAAAGATGGCAAATTACGAAGCACCTTACAAAAGTATCTGCTCAGAACTTTTCAACAGAGGAGACGCATACGACATTCTGAAGCAGAAAGGACTGATCGAATTTCAGTCAACCTCATTCCTTCGCGGAACAACGTTGGACAATGCAATTATTATACTCGATGAAGCACAAAACTTATCTTACATGGAACTCAAAACAGTGCTGACTCGTGTAGGTGATAATTCCAGAGTCATCATTTGCGGTGACATTCTCCAGGACGACCTGACAAGTGCCCGATATAATCAAGAGTCGGGATTAACAGGAGTCATGAAAATTTTTAAGAGAATGAACTGCCTTTCTCATATTGAGTTTGGAATTGATGACATTGTTCGAAGCGGTTTCGTCCGCGATTTCATTATCGCCGAGCATGAACTTGGCGCATATAATCCAAGGGAGATATTAAGAGCAGTATAATGAAACAGTTTGATTATGAGTTGTTTGAGTCAGTAGATCTCAAACGTGTGAATGAAGACGGGAAGCGACTGTATTTGACTGAAACAGGAGAAAAGTATCCATCGGTCACTACAGTCCTTTCCTATTTTTCTCGAAAGGGCATTGCTGCGTGGAGGAAGAGAGTTGGTCATGAAACTGCCAATAAAATATCTACGCAAGCAGCAGGTTTCGGTACGGCGATGCACGATATCGCTGAAAAATATATTCTCGGCACATTAGTTGAGAAAGAAGCAAACCCAATCGCCCTTTCTTCCTTCCGCACTATACAACCTTATCTAGATGACAACGTTGATAAAATCTATGGCGTTGAATTGCGTATGTACTCGCACGAGTTACAGACCGCAGGTACGGCAGACCTTATCTGCCGATACGAGGGCAAGAACACCTTGCTCGATTTCAAAACTTCTCGCAAGCGCAAAACTCGCGACGACATTTATTCTTACTTTATGCAATGTGCTGCCTATGCGGTCATGGTCAAGGAGCGGTATGGGATGGACATCGATCAGGCAGTCATCCTCATGGCGATCCGCGACGACAATAATCCTGAAATATTCGTCGAGGATATTGAACCGTGGGTGCGCATGACTCGTAAATTCTTTGACCTCCATAATCGTGGAATGCTAAGTTACTAATTTTCCTAGAGTTTTTCAAACTTTACTTTGAACGCCTGATACGCGATAATATCTCTATTGTGAGTTTCGGAGAGGGATCGGGACGGAAATTGCTACTGACTGCTATGGACCATCCCTCTCGTTTTTTTCCTAACCTATTGATTTTATTAAAGTTTTTCAAACTTTACTTAGATACACCATTTTAGTATAATGGTTGTATTGTGAATAAGGAGAGAGATATGTTGATTGATTTTGTTGGCGCTCGGGACGGTGGTTTGATCTTCTTTGGTGATCAAGCTGACCCTATTGGATTCGGTTCTACTGCCGAAGAATGTGCAAACATCATTGCTAAAAATGGACTCGCTGATATGGTGTCAGGGTCGTCTTCAATGGACTTTGCCAGTGAGTATGGTTTTGAGTCTGATGACGCTGCCAACATTCTCTTCCGCGAAGCAATTAAACTGTCTGGCGTTTAAGGATAAAAAATGTTTAATAATGTAGCAAAAATTTCAGATCTTTTTGAATATTTCGATAGAGCACTTGAGAATCCTGATAATCGTAATTCAGACGGAACTTTTAACTGGGACTTCGTTGACGCTGATGTGCACATGGATGCATCCGAAGCAGGTACAGTTGTCCCGCGCGAATGGGCGGAAGCATTTGAGAGCATGATAGAAGTAGTCCTTCTTGAAGAACAGGAGAAAAGTAATGAAAATTGATACTATGATTGAATTGTGTGCAATGGTAACCGGATCAATAATCGTTTTCATCGCGACATTTCTAATGCTGTATGGGGCGCTCGTGTAATGCCATTAGTGACAATGCAACGTTTCTTCCCTGCGCATAATAGCAGCGAAGAAATTAACAGACTCCTGGATATTCCTGGCATGGATCTTGATTTGGCAGAAAAATACTCAGAGTACATCGCGCGGAAATCGCGAGTGAAAAAGACTGGTCGGACAAATGGTTCCTATCGGGATTCAAACCGCCAGAAGGTGTATGAGTCTGAGTGGGCGTTTCAAAAACAGGTGGAGATTAAGAAGTTTGCCACCTTCAAGGATGCCGAGCGTCGGATGAAGCAGATCATGAATTCTAAGTTGTGGAAAGAACTCGCCGGAGGCAAGTTCGTCTACCTTGAGCAGA